GCTTTACGTGTGTCCCAGGAACCCAATCGTTCATGGATATCCGTAAAGATCTCATCCCATCTTTTGCCGAAGTCTTCAAAATTATAATTTTTTAGTACGTGGCCTCTGCCGGCTGCGCCTAGGGCCTCCCTTTCTTCTTTGGTTTTATTATAGATTTCTGTTAGCGCGCCGACAACGGCTTCTTCAGAAAGCCTATCTTCATAAATATAAGGAATAGCCTGTGAGCCGATTATTGCCTTAGAAGTGGGTGTAAGCCCTATGCCAAACCAGTTTTCGCCGTCAGTGACTTGTTCTTGTAATCCGCCCGTCATATTCACAATAATAGGGGTCTCGCATGCCAGGGACTCAAGCGTAGCTAAGCCGAAACCTTCCGCATCAGAGATATTAATCGTGCAGTCGGCCACATTATACATTAACGCTAAGCGCGCTGGGTCGACCTTTTCTTGGCTAAAATATATTTCACCATTAGTGAGTCCCAGGTTCTTAACAATAGCATCAAGATTTTGACCGTTAGGATCTTTAATCTCTGTGTGCATAATAAGCGTCGCTTTGTCCTTACCCACTTTGTCTAGAAATTTTGCAAACCAATGAATTAGCGAGCCGCTCTGCTTTCTCCGCGCATTCCTATTATTCCAGAAAAATATAAGCTTGTCTTTGTCGTACTCATCGCCCAGCACTTTAGTTTTAAATTCTTCAACATGCTCGGAATCCAACTTTTTGAATATCTCAGTATCGACAGAGTGTGGAACATATTTGCATTCTACTCCCGGTGAAACCGTCGTTACAACGTCTTCCGTAAGTTTGGATATCGCTAAAATCACGTCATTCGAGTCGTAAAATGGTTTATTGTAATTGGGGTAAGGGTGGTTGTCCCATACATGATAATAAACCATAGGAATATGGGGCCGTATCTCGTTTTCCATTTCCCATAACCATCCCCAGAAGCGCGGATCCGTCATAAACCACAATATATCTGGCTTTTCAGTGCGCAAAAGAGAACGAATCATATCTTGGGTACCATAAGCGTCGACTGGGAGAATCATCCAATCGTCTTTCCACTTCTCGGTGCGAATAGGGTCGTATTTAGGATGTTTTATTGCGCCGCCTAGACTTATGATCTGATATTTGCCGGTTTCCAGGAGTGCCTCGATCATGTATTTGGTTTGCGTGCCCACTCCGGATGGAGATAAGGGCATATCGCTAATTGTTAGGATTTTAATTTTTTTGCTCATTTACGCCTCATGTACAGTGTTTGGTTTTATAATATTCGCACTTGCCAAATTTACCATAACAGGAAAGCTTGTTCTTGATAGAGTTGGACTTCTTAATATTATAGAGGGCTTTGTTTAACAATTTAAGAGCATTTTGAACTTTTTTTGCACCATTGGATACTTCAAATATTTCTACTAGATTAGATTTTGCAGTTCTCTTTAGCAGCGCAAAGTGGGTTTGGGCCGTGGAAGGGTCAACACCGTGTTTTTCACACCAAAAATGCTTGTAAAGGGTTAATTGGTAAGTAACAAGCTTATCTGATCTCCGACGGCTGTCCCAACCCCAAGAACAGGTTTTCCAATCAATTATATGGGTAATTCCATCCTTTGTCTTAATAACCAGATCAATAAAGCCTTTAAAATTGAGATCAGTTCCTTCGATTGGGTCATAAAGCGCTTCTTCCACCGACACCAATTCAAAGGCGCCGAAAGTTTTCTTAAGACCAGGCAAAATATAATCGGTCAAAGTCTCTCCTTGAGTGCGCATGCTCATTATAAGATCACCCCTATATTCGATCTCCGGGCTTTCAGCCTTTATTTTTTGGAGGTTTTTTAAGAACTCGTCCTGAAACATTTTCTTAGGCTCAAACGCTGGTGCGGCATCCGTGCTATGGAACTGAACTAGATTTTCGCACACTGTATGCAGCGCTGTGCCAAAAGCTGTGTACTCATTTCCTTTGAATTCTCTAAGGCCTTCAATATAGTTAAGTTTATGCTTCCATGGGCAAGTTACCCACTCTTTTAATTCGGAATATGAAATATGTGCCATGCTACAATTCTCTAATTATTTTCTTTTTTGTTCTTGGCGGGTGAAGATGCGCCGTACTTTGGCACCGGTGCCTTTGGTGGTGGTGACTTTACGGGTGGGGCCTTCGGTGGTGACTTTTTAACCGGAAGGGAAAAAATCCAAGTCCCTGTTCTCTGTTCTTTGAGCGCAGCATTGTGGGCGCTCCCGGCCTGTATAAGATCTAATTTCTTATACTTAGAGTGATTTTGAGCAAGCCATTTCAAAATATCACCGGTCGTTATTCGCCCCGGGGCGGAATTCTTTGTTGCCGCCCCAATTGTAGCGGTTACAATTAACTTGCCATCGCTTTCCTTTATTTTACAATCCATCTTTTTCTTCCTTCTTATTATCAACAAGAGTTTTAATTTTGTGGTATAATGCGGGACTCAAATCCTTGAGCCTCCCCCTATCTTTTAAAAAATAATTTTCAAAACCATTTGCCCAGTATTCCTTAAGCGCGGTGATGGCATAGGGAGAGTAAAACAAATCAGAGGTTAAAGATCTCAATGTTTCATACCCGACATCCCTATAAAGATACATATCAAACTGTTCATCATAGCTGGGATTTAAAAAATACACCATATTGGCTCTTTTGTCAAGAGGTAATATATGATGTAAAAATTTCCTTTTGCCTAAAAACTCGTTTTCAAGTGTTTGGTCTCCGTAGATCTCTTCGCGATTTCTTTCTTCTAATGAGTGAGCGATCTCATGTATAATATCGTCCAGCATGTCTTCTTCATTATCTTGTGAGTTGGAGACATATATGGTGCCGTCCTTATATATAGCATTAAAATTCTTTCCGTTACGTGAGAAATCTTCGAATGTTCCGATATAAATATTATCAAAATTAGCGGTTAAAGAAGCCGGAACTTTTGATTCGATATCGTGCAACACTTTATCTAAAGAAACCCCAGCAGAGATAGGGTTGATTACATATACCGGCTTGTCGAACAGTTTATATTCTTTAAACTCACTTTTATTTTGGGCGCTATTTTCCAGAATGTATTTCTTCATTATATTCTCTAAAAAGCTTTTCGCCTTCTTCTACATCCGCTAGGCCCTGTTGATAGCCGCGGATGAAGTTCTCCTCGGCGACAGCTAAAAGGAATTCGGGGAATTCTTCCGCCAGCACCTTAATTATCATTTCAACATTAACTTCATCATCTTCAGGTTGATGTTTCTCGCCAACATAGTTAACGAGCCACTTTTTAAGTTCCGTGTCTTGCTCCACTTTTTGCAAAAGATCCGGGTTTTCATCACTATTATAGCTCATATTTTCCTCCAAGTCAATATAAATATTATATTTATTTCTGATTATTATTTAAAGTATTTTTGCGGCGATGGATGCAACTTTGGAGCGCTCACCCTTTATAAGCGCCACGTGGCCTGATATTTCATAGGATTTGAATTTTTCTACAGCATGGGTTAGGCCATTTGAGGTTTCATCTATATAAACATTGTCGATTTGTTCGATGTCCCCGGTTAAAATTATTTTAGTATTTTCACCAACTCGTGTGATGATTGTTTTAAGCTCATGAGCGGTAAGATTTTGCGCTTCATCGATTATGATAAAGGCATTAGAAATAGATCTTCCGCGTATATAAGTGAGCGCCTCAACCTCAATCGTGCCGTTATCCATATACATTCCCAAAGCCGCCTTGTCATTGCCCAGCAAAAATTGAAGATTATCTTGGATCGGGGCGATCCATGGAAGCATTTTTTCTTCCATTGTGCCCGGAAGGAATCCAATATCTTTCCCCAGTGGTTGAATGGGCCGTGATATTACCAATCTTCGATAGGCTTCTTCTTCCATCACTTGATGCAAACCAGCGGCTATAGCTAGCAGTGTCTTTCCTGAACCAGCTTTTCCCACTAAAGTGATCACGTCGATGGATTTGTCGTGAAGAAGATCCAGCGCGAACCTTTGTTCTTTATTTCTAGGTTTTACACCCCATAGCGGTTTTTTGTGTTTTCCGTTGATTCTTCTTAATGGTGTAGTATAGTTTATAAAGCGTGCCAGCCCGGTTTTCTTTTCATTCTGGTTAGAGACCAACATGATAAACTGATTTGGCATCAGGGGCAGTTCATCTTCTTCAATAAAAATTTCTTCCCCAGCGTAAAATCTATCAAGTACGGGCTCGTCAACTAAGTGCTCCACAAAACCTGTATATATATGACTTGTGTCTTTAATGACCTGATCGGTGAGGTAATCTTCGGTGGCTAATCCTAGCGCATCGCACTTAACACGCATGTTAATATCGCGAGTAACCACAATTACCTTGGTCCGGGGGTGCGCTGACTTTTGGTTCAATGCTACCCCTATAATCTCGTTATCTGGGATAGATGTGTCTAAATCGCTTGGCAAATCATCGCCGACGCACAACTTAACGTAGAGTTTCCCGCGGCCGGTTCCAAGTTTGACGCCCTTGTAGAGGCTTCCAGATTCCCGCAAGTTGTCGAGGCGTCGAATAACCTCGCGAGCATTAACGCCAACGCTATCTTGTCTTTTTTTGTGCCTGTCAATCTCTTCGAGTACTTTCAAGGGCAGCACAACATCATTTTCGCCGAAAGCCCTAATACTATTGGAATCAGTAAGGCACGCGCTGGTGTCTAAAACATATATATTTTTAGCCATAATCGGTCTCATGAATAAATAGTTTCGGTTTTTTTATATAAAAACAAAACAATTGTTTTTTTTTCTCATAGTTATTATATGAGGGACCTTGCGTGATTGGAGGCAAAGCCAAATTCAAAAGCATCAGTTTACTGCTAGCTTTTGTATTGGTTTTCTCCACATCCTGTGCCACGTCTGCTGCGACCTCTCCCACCATGTTGCAAAAGGCGCGACAGTCTTTTCTGTACCTGCAAAAGAAAGTTGAATTAGAACAATGCGGTGATCATAAATGTCTGACCCATGAGATGCGGTCGATGGCGTCCGGATTTATCATTAAAATCGACCAAGGAGGTTCTTATGGCATTACCGCGGCGCACTTTTGCGAAACAGAGGTCCCACCGGTTACGCCGGCGATAGTCTATAAAAACTTTTTCACCGCAACCAGTTTAGACGGGGATGAATATAAGGCCACAGTGTTGGCATCCGATATCGACAATGATATTTGTTTAATATATATCAAAGGCCTCGTTGACGTTCCCGCGATTAAAATCTCGCGAGAGGCACCGAAGCCCGGAGAGAAAGTATATAATATTGCTGCACCGCGTGGAATTTGGCAACCGCACATGGTACCCTTATTTGAGGGAATGTACGATGGAAGCTCGGGAAAATATGCCTTTTATTCTTTGCCCGCAAACCCCGGAAGCAGCGGGTCAATGATTTTAAACGTGAAAGGTGAATTGATCGGAGTGCTACATTCGGTTTATATTCGCTTCCCTCAAATTGCTCTTTCGTCTCGACATGGCAAACTCCTGGATTTTATATATAAAAATATCAAAAAATATGAAACTTATAAAACAGTAATGAAGCTTCTAGAGTTAGAAGACTTATTTTCTCCGATTGAAAAGAAAACTGATGTGGATGTCGCAGCGACTAGCGAGTCCAAATAGTCACACCGGCTTTGGTGGAGACTGCCTGTATCGTCCTATAAATATATTTTGCTTTTAAATAGTCTTTATCCGCCACACTGTTGGCAAAAATCTCCTCAGAAACGGTCCGGAAAAACATATTACAAATTTGAGTGGTAAAGTCGTGCATGTAGCGCTTATCTGATACAGGCGCGGTGCGAAAATAACGGCTGAAAGCTGGAGCGTTATCAATAAAAAAAGTTATCTTGTTGCCAGCGCGCTGGGGGATATATTCTACCTTGATAGATAAATTGCCCGGAGTGCCTACATAATCTTGATTGCGAACATTGCCCCTCATATATTAGTAAATAGATATTTATCAAAGGAGTCCATCATTTTCTTGTATTTTTTACCGTATGCGGCCCACATCGCTGCAGCACAACTGCTTAGTAAAGAATTTCCATCTTGAGGGGTGAAGCAAAATCCTGAAACAATAGTGGTTCCTGCGCACTGTTGGAGGTGCAGTGATGGAATTGAGAGGACGGTATGATTAAAGATTCTACCGTAATAGCCATGATCACGGCCGAAGGAAAACACTCTATTGGCCGACGTCTTATGGGTAACAGCAGTAAACTTATTCTCTTGGAAACGACGTAGAATGTTTTCTCTTGAGGGAGATCCCTTGATCTTCACGCTAAATCGAATAATGTGCATATATTGAGTATTCAACTTCATAGCGCTAGAAAACAAATTTAAATGTTCCCCGCGAGTCGCAAACACATCTTGAGCGTCTCTCGCATGGTGAGTGCCGAAAATCGCATCTGAGTGTTGGCCAACCTCCGGGGAAGGAACAAATGAGCTTTTTTGGCTAATATCGTTGGATCTTCTTATACAAACGAAGTCGGCGGCAAGCAAGTCTTTCGGTGTGTCTACAAGTGTATTAATTAACGCGCATATATTGTGAGTATTGCAGCTTACCACTTGAATAAAGGGAGGTTTTTTATCGAGGACCCCATCGTTGATGCCATGCGCGTAAGGCACTCCAAAATTCTTTTCGCTTCCCTGGGCTATAAAAATCTTGCCCGGGTGTTCGGCATAGTGCTTCTTTTTATGTTCATTACCAGCGGGGGTGCAATCAATTACAATATCCGCGGCCTTTAAAGCTGTCTGAAAATTATACTGTACCTCGTGACCTAGTTCTCCAAAAGCTGGAATCATATCTTCATTTGCTGCGAGTCGAGCGCCTCTTTTTATTAGACTGTTGACTTTTGCCACTTCATCTACCAGGGGAGTGCGCTTATGAAAAATGACATGTCCAAGATTTAACTTTTCTCGGAAATCTGAAAGTATTCCAATTAGTGGCTCGCCAATTGTACCAGTCCCCACTACTAATATATGTTTTTTAGTTGCCATGTTTCCCTTATTTCTTCTTGGTTTTCTTTTTGTTGGGCTTCGCGGTCGGTTCCGTCCATGTCTTGATCTTGAATTGGTTCCCGCCGGGGCCAGAACGCCTAATCTTCACCAAATCAAATTTATCTACTATTCCCATTTTTTCTGCGGACGCGTCTTCGTAAGTATCAAAAACGCCATAAGTCTTCCATGTTTTCTTTGGATTTTCTTCCATCACACACCTCTATAGCTTGTTACATAGATTATACAACATGTTTAGATTAAAATTAAGAAAATTACATGCCGCCGAGAAGCGTCATTGCTACCAATCCAGGGAGAGGCTCTTTTATATAAACCCCTGAAAAAAGTGTTTCGGCTCTTCCGCCAACATATGAAAAAGCAGCTTCTAATTGGTTGCTGATTATAGGATCATTAGCCATTTCAGGAGTGGTAACCAAGAGCAGCACACCCATTTTGGGGTGCCGCGAAGGTTTAGAGCACGGGGAGGAATTTAAACATCCTTGAAGAACTGTTGCACCTAGATCTGAAATACGAGGATTACGGACTACAGTGCTTCCTAGAAGTATGCGTCCTGGCGCGTACAAGCACTTTTCAAGATCTTTTGAGTCAAATGCTTGGATTGGAGAAGCCTCCGTCGCAAGTTTGAGGATCTGCGCGAACAGTTTGGCAAAATTCAAGTTGGCCGCTGGGTACATATTAAGCATCCCGACTTTTCCGCGCAGAAGATGGAGTTGTTTTTCGTTATCAATAACAATATGCGGCTCTTTTTTAACATCTTGCAACGCTTTATTTGAATTTGCTTTAATGGTAGGGTTTAGAAGTTCCTGCGCAGAGGGTTTACTAATAATATAAATGACTCTCCCGGTGGCCTCTATCGAAGACAGATAACGGGTTAAACACTTATGAAGCTCATAGGATGCGCTACCAGTTCCACCGCCACCTCCGACCAGTACAAACAGCCAGTCAACTTTACCAATTCGAGTCCTTAAGGCATCCTCCACTAGTGCGCTATTGTCACCTAGAACTTGCTTTCCAAGTTGGATATCTTTACCAACACCGTCGGCACCCGGGATTAAAAGAAAATTTTCCGGATCGATGCCGGGCGGCTGGTCTTTTTCCGTGGTATTGATTAGAAGAGTTTTATGAAACCCTAAATCCAAAAAGGCTTTCGCCATCTTTCCACCACCACCGCCTAGGCCAAGGAAAGCACATTTAATGGCGCTTGGTGCGGAGTTCTCCGGTAACATTTTTTCGTCAGGAGAGGGGTCGTCGCTGTACGCTTCAGCAAAATCAAAGTTATCGTAACCTAACGCGTCCTCCGTGGGCATATCCCAGCTACTAGTGGTTGACTCTTCATCTAGTTCTTCCGCGGGGGCCTCTACAGACTCCTCTTCATATTCTTCGTATTCTTGTTGATCGTCATCGCTCATATGAGATCTCCTATATATTTAACATAATTAGTCGCCAGGTAGGTAAAAATTAAATTTGGTGGAGACGTTGGGAGTCGAACCCAAGTCCAGAAAAGTTAACTGTTAACGTCATTCACAAGAATAGATGCAATCACCGCCGTTGCACCAGCCACCCAACATCCTATCGGGGAATCCATTTGCCACTCTTAAAGGTGTTGGCTACCAAAATTATTTAGTTAATAACTAAATAAAGTTCCCTTTTTTTCTAATTTTTGATATCAAGGCAGTTAGAAAGCCCCGTGATTAAGCCGCTAGGGCGTAATCAAATTCAACGTTATCGTTGGCTTTTATAAAGGTTGAGTATTTTGGCTGTGTTACTCACACAGTCTTGCACGCTAGTCAGATCCGTTTTCTGTCGAAACCGTTTCGTCCCCATGTCTTTCCTTTTCAAAAAACGATTCAATATCGAATTTCTTAATTAGTTTTCTGAAGTCAGTATAGTCGATTCCTAGGAACTTTGCGCTTTCTTTCTTGGAGCGACATACACTAACGGCTGTTTTCAATACAGCGTCCTGAGTAATATCCCGCATAGAATGCCACAAAGGTATACCGTAGAACTTACCGCCTAAAAATCTGGTAGAGAGTTCTAATTTAATAGCTATTAAATCTTCCAATGGAATATTGTTAATAGTATTAAGCGCTTCTTTATTTAAGATGTCTTCTTTAGTTAGTTTGTTTATTATACTATAATTCTTATAAAGACCGTAGTATTTATTTCTTTTATTCCAAGACATATAAATTAATATTACTTAATAATAATAAGTATTTATATAGATTATATCATATTTGAAGGGATAAGTAAAGAACTAAATTGCAAGTTCATCAGTTTCTTCGCCTGCAACGTCAAGCGGGGCGCCGGCGCCTTCGTAATCAGGAGAATCTGGTTCATCGCTAGAGACTTGAAGTTCTTCTTCAAATTTATCGAAATACAGTTTAAGATTGGTAAGTAAATAATCATAGAATAGATCGCGATCTTCAGTATTTGCCAGGCTCTCAAAAGCATCTATAATTTGTTTTTCTACTTTATTGAAAGTGATGGAAGCAAAATTTCTTCCCGTGAGGTCTTCGCCGGCAATTGTGAAGGTATCTTCGTCTTCCTCTTCTGGTTCTTCGTCTTCCATGTCAATGTCTCGTACCGGGATGAATTTGTCCTCGACGGCTTCTTCTTCGTCGACATTGATGGTGACATCCTGTTCTTCTAAGGCTTCTGCAGCTTCTTCGGTATCTAGATCTGCCACCACTTCAACCGGCTTGAGAGTGTTTTCAATGGCATTTAGAATATGAGATCGAAAAGACGTGCGCTGTTCTGTAGCACTAGTAAGCGCTTTATAACCTTCTTCGACAATTGGGATAATATTTCTCAGAAGATCTTCCAGCACATTGATGCCTGTGTTTTCATGAGGCTGGGCATCAGGAACGTCGGTCTTCGCGGCTTCAACAATCAACTTGCGAACAAGAGACCGCAAACGTTCTTCTGCTTTGCCTTCTTGCAGGCTCTGCGCCTTCTTGTTTTCCAAAAAGCGCTTTAAATCTTTTCGAATGAGTTGGCGCAAGCGCTTTTCTTCTTTTATTTCGTTAATCATTTCATCACGATTGATCATATTTTATCCCTCAAGGTTGTTTAGTAAATAGTTGCAGAATTCATTAACAATTTCATCTTCTTCTAGTTTTTTTCGGCGCGGTCTCCGTCGACTCTGAGACGGGTAATGCGCGGCCCCGGCGGCATTGGCTGAAATTTCTTCCAAATCTTCTTCTTCTGTCTCGTCGCCGTCGTCATCTCTGTGACCGGAAACACGGTGTTCGCCGCGGCCAACGATACCGATAGAGGGCAAGCCAAAGCCTTCCTCTAAAACTTCTTCCATCAACCCACGAAAGATGCCCAGATGATACCGGGCCTCCTCCAAGCTAGTTTGCCCCAGCTTTCCTTTAATTATATCATATATCTGAGCATCATAAAAGCCCATTATTTTTTCAAACGTTTCTTCATCGGCATTTTCTAAGGCGTTACGCAGATTCGTTCCCGACATTTCCCCAACTTCGGGGATATCAATTGAAACATGTGGAGCAATTGCTATATAGCCATGTTCCCCCCAACCCTTTAGATCTTCGCCATTGTGGTATTCGCGAAAATAGCGGGGAGAGCCGTCCTTCTTAACGCCGCCCAAAGCTGCGAAGCGAGGATCTTCGGCCATATCTTTAGCTCCCACATAATATATAACGGCCGTAGTCTTGGGATTAAAATCCTCAAGAATTTCTAGTGCCCTATAAGGGTTTTTAGTGTTAACCACCCGAGAAGAGGCAATATCGTGCTGAGACGCAATTACTTGTTTATCTGAGAAATCAAAAGGAGAGCGGGGTGGCGAGACTTTGTCCGACGTAGCTATAAAGGCATGGTCGTATCCTCTTTCGTCTTGAATTTTTCGAAAAACTTCCGCATGGTGACGCCCCATGGGCTGAAATCTTCCAGGGTAAATGCCCACAATGTTTTCTATTCTATCAGTCTGCTCGTTTAGATTCATTGGAGGCATTTTACCTCTACCGTACTTGAATAAGCCTAATAACTGATTAATAGGGGCGAAGTTGCCGGTAAATTTATACATGGCGCAATCACCGCCTTTGTGGCAGTATTGAAAGGCAAATCCTTCCACCACAGTGTCGACATTATCATGATGTTTTAATTTTTCTAATTGGCGACGTAATATGTCATGAGCCTCGTCCTTATAGGGCCCTTGATACTTTTGAATTGCGCGAATCGCGGCTTCAACTTCTGTTTTTAACTTCTCCACTTCATGCTCGTTGTCTAAAACATAAGCGCTGTGCAGGCCACGCAACAATTCTACGGTAAAATCATGTATTGCTGCCTCAATTGGCCACATTTTTTCCTTAATGATTTCAGGGGCTTTTTCTTTAACGAATAAAGTGATTTGATCTTTAATATCTCGACCAAGACCTTTTCCGATTTGAGTTAAACTTAAGTGGCCTTCTCTTTTTAAGATTCGCGCGGCCAGTTGTTGTTGCTTTTCTGCAGAAAGGTCGGAAATGTGTGATTTGATTTGTCGTAATAGTTCTCTTTCTAGTAAATCGTCGATTGTAATATCGCCAGCCAGGCCGGCCGCCTGGATGCGCGCCAAAGTATCATCGACAACGCGTTCATCAGTAATTTTATTAAGTTCCAAAAACGCGGTGCGGCGCACATTGAAAGGCTCAGTGGCTAGGACTGCCTCAAACCTATCGATAAGAGCGTCGAGGGCAGCCGATTCTTTTTCGTTATCGACCACTTCGAGTTGATTGTTGTCATGATTGTATCGTTTATGACCCATCCGATGAATATTGATAACATTATCATCATAGTTGATCACATTGGCGGCCAATGGTCCTTGGATTTCAGCGTTATAAAATATTTCGCCGTCTTCCCCGAAAATAGAAGCAATTTCTTTTTCTGAAAGGGTGTGGGCGGCCTTAGCATACGCATCAAAAGCTTCCACGTATGCACGACGCGCTTTCTCGCCGCCTTGAAACTTTCGAGCTAGCAGGTCATCAAAAGTCATGCCGCCTTTGGCCATATCACCTTTGTTTCTAGCTGCCCGAGGCTCTCCGTTCACATAGCCCAAAAAGATATTAAATCCATCAGTCTTCTCGGTACCTACAAGTTCGCCCGCCGCGGCCTTCATTAGGATGTCAGCGATATCATCATAAGTTAAATCTCTATTGTCATAGAGATGATTTAAATGTCCGGAAACGCCGCCCATTTACTTCCCCTCTTCTAATACCTTTACTTGTTCTTCCAAAAGCGTGATTTTTTCTTCCAGCTTGCGGTTTAATTTTTTTATTTCGTTGAGATGCTGTCGCGCAACGCTTAGTTGACGACTTTCGCGCTGGCTTTTAGGAATAAATTGTTCTAGGATGTTAACAATGGACTCTACATAAGCGCGTACGCTCGGGCGGCTCTTAGCCTCCCCCAATAAGAATCGTTTTGTTAGCTTGTTAAGATCAACCTTCACTTTTTTCACTCAAGATGTCTTGAATTACACCAGAAACCATCTCACGCAAAGCGGCCTCTTCGTCTTCTTCTAGATCGCGTATACGCGCTTGAGGGTCAATAGGATGGGGATCAGCTTTAAGTTGAGCTTCCTCTTCTTCTTCCAAAGCTTCTTCGCTAGGGTATTCTTTCTGAACCCCTTCGTAGTTGTCGATAACATTAACCACCGGTACCACGTCTTCACTAAGCTCTTGTTTTTCGGGCGCTTTAAAGCCCCATTTTTCCATCAAGAGTGTGTTGAGTTCTTGATTTTTCCAATCTTTTGTCGACATTGATCGATCTCCTTTGTTTTTAGTGCTTCTATAAATAGTTTCATAAAGTTGAATATTGCTGCTCTTTAAATTGTCTTCCCAATCGCGAAAAAATAAATTTCCACATTCGTAAGCTTCTCTTTCCATTTCTCGCAAATGTTCGTTGCTCTGTGCGTAACCTTCTTCAGTGGTGCCATGTTCAGATCCTAAATCTCCGCGGCAATTTTGCATATGATGAACCAGTTCATGTGACAACGAGCGCAATATATCTTTAGGATGACGCCCCGTTGTATATACCATTATTTTCATCGTGCCGGGTTCATAGGCCGCAGTGCGCCCCAATGGGTTCTCACTATTCTGGGCATCTTCTAAAAACTCAACAGCGGGTTTCTCTGTGAGGGTAAATTTATCTATAAAAGAAGCAACCAGATTATTAGACAATTTTTGTAAATTTTGCATAGAAACCCTGTATTGTGACATCAATAATTAGTTATATTCTAGGGTTACTGCTCGAAATAAGAAGATTTAAGTAGATTACCAATGTCCGCTTGTTATCTCACCGATGGCGTTATGAAAACAAATCACTTCATACGCGATACAGGCATGTTTATAGAAAATATACCCGTACGTGATCAAACAAACAGCCAATGCATACTTGGCGAGAGGATATTGGCGGATTTTCCACAAGATAATCCCGCTAAGAAAGGTTACCCCCAATTTCACATACATAAAAAGGCTTAAATCCACATCCATCAGCGCCGCCATCAGGGGGTTGGCTTCACCAGCGTAATGATGATTAACCCAGAGAGCGGACGCAAACGCATCAATTATACAAAATCCCATCAAAAAAACCAAAAGGCCCCCGAAGATCTGATCGTAATACTTAGTTTTCACTGTTTTCACTGAAAGCGTCCTCCTCGCAGACATGGTTTGTGTCACCTTCCATTTGTTGAAGGTGTGCAATTAGTTCTAGAAGATCTTCGGTGGTGAGGCACGCGCCCTCTAACCCCTCTAAAGCCTCGGATACAATACTTTCACACTTGCTGGTTGCATTGTCTATCCTTTTTTCTATACCACACCCTATAAGAAGAAACATCGAAAATAGAACCGCTAAAGTGCCATATTTCATGGTGTCTCTGGTGCCTCCTCTCCGCATGCTGTTTCATTCAATATTTCGGACAGATGATTGTAGATTTCCGTTGTAGATGTGGACAGGGGATACCATTTGCCTTTATCACTGGCGATTGAAAGCGCTTCCCACCCCGCATTACCGGTTTTATAATAAGAGGGGGAAAAGGTATATATTGACAGGCGTGGATCTTGAGGGATTAAGTTCACGAGA